GATGCAACTACATTACCACCAACTTTACCAGAAAAGTTTGTTTCTGAATCTGCACCATCTGGGTTGTTAAGATACGCTCCACCTTGTATGTAATAGCTACCGAAGGCATTACCATTCTCATAACCAAGATGTAAATCAGTGCCAGAGCCAGTGTAGTCTTTACCTGTATAAGAACCGTTGTTCTCTACGTTTACATAAAAACCAGCAAAGCATGGACTAGATAAAGCTGAAGCAGCAGCTATTGTTAGTACTTTTTTAAGCATTATTAAAAAGAATAAAGCTTAATAATAATTGTTTTTAAATTAAATTCAACTTTCGGGTGTTTCTGTTTGTCGCTCGTCCTCTTTATTCTCCTCATCTATCTGTTGTTGAAGTATTTTCATTGCACCTGTTGTCTCATGCAAAGCAACAACCAATTGTTCTCTTTCGACAGCTAATTGTGTAAGTTTTTCTTTTAAATTCATAAATTAGTAAAGTTTTTTACCATCAGTAATAGCTTTATCTATTGCAGTGAAATCTTCTGATGTCCAAATAGAAGTTGTATCATCAAGCTTTTTATAAGCTTTGATTATTTCAAGATGATCTACATTACGCTTGATTTTATCTTTGTATTCAGTATCAGTTTCATCTGAAGCTTTTGCAGTGTTGATAACAGTTACACTATCACCAGCATCAGAAAAGATTGCTGCGATTTCATCTGCGGTTCTTTCTTCCATATTTAAAAATGAATTTGTTAAGAGTTTACCCTGCTTCGAGGGCTGTGACTTTTGCTGATAATTCTTTTATTGCATTTACAAGTATTGGCACAAGTCTTTCGTATTTCATTCCATACCTCATACCATCCTCTGTAAGATTACAAATTAACATATTATCGGAGGAATCTCCATATCCATGAGCCTTTTCTACTTCTAAGGCTTCTTGTGCTAAAAATCCAATATTTATTTTTGATTTTTTCTTAGATCCATCAGGTGTTCCATAAGGTTCTGCTTCTGTTCCGTACCAACTTCTTTTATCCCATTTATAAGTAACAGGTCTTAATGCTTCAATCCATGCTAACCCTATATTAAAGGTAGTTACGTCTGTTTTATCTCTTGAATCTGAACTTGAGATTGAAGTATCAGCGCAAAATAATTGTGTAATATTATCATCACCTAAAACAAAGTGATCATTTCCTGTTGTGACTGAACCACTAGGCGAAGCTGCTAATCCAGCCCTAGCACCAATAAAAACATTTCCACCACCCGAAGTATTGTCTGCACCTGCATTTTGGCCAATTGCTGTGTTGTCACCACCAGTTGTATTAGAATCAAGTGCGTTAAGTCCTACGGCTGTACAAGAGAATCCAGTTGTGTTTGCTCCTAATGCATCTTTTCCTACTGCGGTATTATTAGATGCTGTGGTATTGGCATCTAAAGCACCACTACCAATAGCAGTGTTATCTTCCCCTGTTGTGTTTAAAATTAAAGCTATTCTACCAATGGCAGTATTGTTATCTGCTGTTGTATTCTCTCTTAAAGCTTGTAGTCCAACAGCAGTATTTCTTCGCCCTGTCGTAGTGCTTGACAAAGAACCTTCACCAACAGCCGTATTTGAGTCTCCAGAGGTATTTGCTGTTAAGGCACTTTTACCAATAGCAGTGTTACTCCCACCACTAACAGAAGCATCTAAAGCACTTTCTCCAAGAACAGTGTTACCAGCAACAGAGTTTGCTCCTTTACCTATATTTATACTGTTAATAGTTCCATCTAAAGGGAAAGCTGGTGCGCCTGCAAGACTAAATAAATTTATATGAGCATTATTAGCAGTATTTCTTAGTTGCATAATACTTGATGACGTATTAGCAAAAAATTGACTTGCGTAATTCGTACTCGGTGCAGACGATCCAGAATTATTACTTGAAATTGCTAATAAAACATTATTTATATCAGTCCTGACGTTTGCTCCTGTGGAGTTATCTATAACATAATCGTGTTGTGCCATTTCCTAATCCAAAATTTTCTCTAAGTATATCCTAATTCAACTCTAACTACCACGCCCGAAGCCTGTAGCTGCATATTTGAAATTTCTATCAACATTATTTCCGCTACTATTCTTCACATCTATATCAAATCCTGTCTGACTGATATTTGATAATGTAAAGAAATCTCCTTGTTGTGCGTTTTCTATAGTAATTCCAATAGAAGGTAAGACAGAATTAGCTGCAATGCTAGTACCAGATTGTCCAGTGAAGAAACTATTTGTAAAAGTAACAGATTTTGTTGACGTTCCAGAAGCTATATGACCTCCTGCACTAGCTCCTGCATTACCAAGACTTGTTTCTGTTCTACTTTTTAATTCAGCAGTATATCCAAGTTGATCCACTTCAATACTCTGGGCAGGGTCATCTGTAGTCATTTCACATTTAAATTTAAAACCTCTTGCTATATAAGCACCATTAACAAATGGATTAAATTGAGAAAACTCAGCACTAAATGTACAATTACCACTGGCTGATTGGCTGATAGTTGCAGTTAAAGTAAAAGTATTGGCATTTGGAACAGTTTTGATTTCATAAAAACCATCTAATTCATTAGTTGTACCAGTTGTGAAATCTAATATTACAAAACTACCAACAGAATAACCATGAGAAGATTTTGTAATAGTAATTGTAGTTGCAGTTTGAGAATAAGTGGCAGCTACAGTAGCATCTGGATCGCCCTGTGTTGTAGCCACTAATAACCTAGCGTTTACGTCAAAAGCAGTAGCTCCATCAAAATCTGTCCAAGTGTCAACATTAGCTGTTCTCTTATCAATCAAATCATTAGGGTAAAATCCTTGTGAAACAATATGTCTCCTGATATTTAATGGTTGAATACCTCCTAAATCTAATGTATTTGCAAAGTCATAGGTAGCTCCTGTTTTATCAACCGCTCCAAGAAAATCAAAGTCAGCTATTGCATCAAAATCCGATACATCATCTATAAATACCTTTGAACCTAAAACTAAACCGTTAACTTCATCAGAGAAGAAACAATCATCTTTTGCCCCCTGAAATGGAGGATTATCCAAATCTTCTCTATCTACTAAAACAGTAATTTTTGGTAATGTATCTGGTTCGGTTTGAAGCATCGTGATAGAAGCCTCACCAGCACTTAATCTTCCACCATCATCACGAAATTTTAAAATATACGTTCCATTAACAATATTTGGCACGATTGTTTCACTAATATTTCCAGAAAGTTGAGGCAAAACGTCCACTGCATTTGTAAAAGTTGCACCTGTTGTAAGGTTTGAACTTCTTATAACCACGTTTCCACCATGAATAACGTCAACATCTGTTGATTTATCAAAACGTAATCGTACAAATTGATCTGACAAGGGTTCTATTCGTACATTCTGCACATCTGCTGGCAAAGCAGTTTTACCAACTGTAGTGAATGTTGTTGTTGCTGGATTTGTACTTGGCTTACCTAAAGCGTTATAGCTAAAGACTCTAACTTCATAAGTGCCGTTTAAAGTTTCAAAAATTGTAAAATCAGGTCTTGTTATACGTTCAGAGATAAAGTTTTCATTTTGGAATCTATATTGAACCATATATTCAGTTACACCGCTTACAGGTTGCCATTGAATAAATAATTTACTTACAGCCCTGTTATTCAATACCACTATTTGTTCTGTTCCCTTTAAGCTGCTTGGTGCATCTTTCAGTGCAGTTAAAGTTGTAATTGTTCTTGCTGGCAATGCTGTGCCATCTTCCACAAAAGCATATTTATTAGGATCATGTACAACAGCAACGATTTGATAATTTAATAATTCTTGCTCTGTTACAGATACAACTCTAAAAGTCTGTAGTTCAACAGATGTATTTTCTATTACCCAAACGCTGTTTGCTTGTGGCACTGAACTAAATGCAGAATCTACAGTGATAGTTGCTCCTGATACGCTGCTAATGGTCTTAGTCTCCAAACTGCCGTCAGATAAAATTACAGACAAAGTAGCTGAATTTGTAGATGGTAAATCTGTGTTGTTTTGATCGTCAACAATAATCTGTGTAGTAGAAACTCCTGTCTTTATTCTTCCTCCTCTTCTTACCCCTGCCCTCATAGGATCTGCAATATTAATCACAGTTCCAACTCTGACTATCGTTCCGCTTTCTAATGA